AATATTTTTAATTGTACGCAAATACGTACAAAGTAAAGCTAAAACTTGACTAAAAATGTAATAAAGTAAAGGTATAACTTGACAAAGTCGGAAGTAAAATGCAGCCAAAAGTAGTAGTTTTACTACATTTTGTTGTACTAAAGTGAAACTTTATAGCAACTTCTGGAAGTAAAGTTTGTCGCTACCCCCATAAGAATACTCTGGTAAGTAAAGCTTGAACTTGCAATCTATAAGGTTATTAGCTGAAGGGAAGTTGTCGAGTGTTGTATAAGTAATAGCTATGTGGCAAAAAGTAGATGCAGCTTTTAACCTGGTTTTAATCATTCGTCTTTGTATGCCCTGCCCTCTATAATCTTTTCTAACCCACGCCCTGTTAAATATGCAAATGCCTTTTGAGTAAATAGAACCACAATAAGCTACTATCTCGCCTTGATCTAACATAACCCACCACTCCCGGTTGAACTGGAACTCGTCAGCGCAACCCTTAAAGTTTGGGTTGGTGTAATCTAATTCCCTTAGTTGTTCGTAGGTATCTCTATCTAAGATGTTGCCAAAGCTAAATATCTTTTTGAGGCGCATTGTGTATTTGTTCAAGTTTGGTTAAATAAAGTATTGCATCTTGCAGCTCTTCCTTTAGGTGCGTTATCCATTGACCGGTGTTTAGATCACTTCTGTCCATTGTAGTTCCGTACTTTGATTTCCCTACAAGTTCACGTCTACGCATATCTTCTATTACTAAGCTAAGTATTTTACTATCCATTTATTTGTCGGTTTTGCTATGTATCTTAAAACAAGTTTTGCACTTGTATTGTATTTTCTTTACACCAGTTGCGGTTGTTCTACGAAGTGAAATAATTAAGTCATCGCTTCCGCATTCAGGGCAAGAGCCTCGGTCTTGTCCAAAGATAACTCCGTAATGTGTTTTAGGTTCGATGTGGTTTTTAAGTGCGTTGAATACCTGCTCTAATAACACAACATCTTTTTGGCAGTACTTAATCATTTTAGCCATAGCCACTTTGTCCTTATGCAGAACGATGTCTTTCCATAAACTATATTCGGTCTTTATCTTAGTGCCAATGCCTAAGTAGTCAGCTATGTAATTAAGCTTGTTGCTATTAAATCTAAACTTAGACCTCGCTACCTTTAGCGTATCAATAGTTGTATATGAAGGGAACATTTCTATTCCGTGAAATAAGCACCTGGTTCTAACCCACGGCAAATCAAACTTGTCTCCATTATGTCCTACTAATTCCGAAGCGGTATTGGCTACCTCTACAAACTTTTGAAGCATCTTTTTGTCGCATTGTTTACTATCCCATTCCAAATGGTAAACTTCTTTTTCATCTTCCCACTTGTAGCAGATGCAAATGATAGCACGTTCTTTGATAATACTTTCGGTAGAGATGTTTAATTTGTAACCTGCACTCCAAAAGAAACCTATGTTGGGCGAAGATTCCAAATCGAAGTAGAGTCGTTTTCGTTTTGATTTTAGCATTGTTTATTTTTGGCTGAATTTATCTATTGTTGTAGTACCCATTGCAGCTATGCAAATAACCATTACGGCATCTACAAGTTTATCCGAAGGGGCAATCTCTTGATGCGTGAAGCTATTAGCTAATAAGGTAACACAGATAAATAAAGCCGATAGTAAAGCAATAACTCGCTTTGTAGACACGCTACCTCTTTCGTCTGATAATAAATTGGCTAACCATTTCATATTTTATATTTAAGGTGTGAAGTATAATTTTGACTCAGATGCTCTACGCTTTTCTAATCCTGCTAATACCTTGTTGTTCGCTCGTACCCACTTAGCAAACTCTAAAGCTATTGAAGGGTCGTTAGGGTTAGCGTTTACCTTCTTTAATAAAGTAGAACTCTTTAGGTTACCGATACCAGCGTTATAGGCAAAGCTTGTAAGCGCAGCGAACTGATTAGGTGTAACCGCACTCTTAACTAATGGAGCAACTTTGTCTGCAAACTCTTTAGCTATAATTTCAAATAACTCATTTGCTCGTTCTTGGGTAATCTTATCTCCTGGCTTTACAGGTCTGCCGTCTTCATAAAAAGTATTGCCAAAACCAAGAGTCCAATGCCCTGCGCTACATTGATAAGAAGTTAATTTACAACCTTCATAAAACTTTATGAGGTCTTTCCCTTTTTCGTTTAATTGCATTTGTTTAAATTTAATATTCTATAAATTACTGGTCTACTTACAAAAAAATGTTTAGCTATTTTAGATATTGGCATTTTTTCATTATAATATTTATGTATCAAATCTTCTAATTCCTTTTTAAATATTATTTTATTATGCGGCTCGTTTGTTTTATAATATTCTTTTAAACCATTAATTGACTTTAAAATATCTTCTTGTTTTCTTTTACCTCTTTTAATTCCGGTTAATTTATCAGATATTATTTTTCTCATTTCAATTGACATAATATTAGAAGATTGTATTCTTTTTAAGTTTCTTAAATCTTCATTTTCCCAAACCTTTTTTAAGGTTTCTTTTCTTTTATTCTTTGTATATTCAGATTGCTTTACCCCTGTTAATTTTTTTCTTATAGATTCTATTGACTCTTTACTAAGTTCTATAACCCCATCTCCCCCATTAGTTAAATTGACTAAAGTTCCTTGTCCTAAATCTCTTCTCCCGTATATAGATATAAACTCTTTCTCTTTTTCACAAGCTTGTTCCCAAGTTAAGTTATCCATAAGTATTTCTACTTCATAACCCTTTGATGCTATGTTATGCCAAAAGTCAGACCTTTTAGTTTTAGAACTTTGATAAGCTCTTTTATAAGTATCATCTTTACCTATGCCAATGTAAAATGGTTCGTTTTTGTCAAGCCTAATATGTCTATAAACGTATGCCATCTTAATTTATTTGTGAGTATAAAAAGAATGTTAGCATAGCAAACAAAACTGAATTAAGCCTATGTAGTTTTATTTCAAACTGCACCGCTTTTTCGTACTGCTCGTAAATTGCTATGTTTTTATAATACCTATTACGATAGTCGTTTAACGTATCGTTTGATATTTTATTGCGTATTGTAAGGGTATCTTTAAGGGTAAGTAAGTCGATGCGAAGGCTATCCCTTGTCTTGATGTTAGCTTTAATTAAGCTATCTATTCGTGTGTTTTGGTAGCTTACTAAATTAGTTAGGCTATCAAATGAGTTGTTAATCTTCTCGCCTTCTGTACGGCTAATAACAATCTTATCCTCGCCGCCTATCTTCTTAACGTATTGGGCGTAACTGGAACTTGGTGCTATTAGTATCAACAGAATTAGCGGAGTCCAATTTAGCCTTAACTTCATTTAGTTCCGTTTTTAATTCTTTTACTTCTTGTTTTAAGGTAACTATTGTTTTCACTGTCTTAGTTATTACCTTCTTGTTATCCTGAGAAGCCACACCTTGCACTTGTTCACTCTGCACTTGGCTTTGCTTTACTTTGTCTTGCAACTCTTTAATTTGGTTATCGGTCTTAGTTCCGCAACCTATCAAAGCAATCAATATTAAATAGCGCATTACTTAAACTTTTTTAGAGCCTTAAGGTCTACTGCCATTTCCAGACGAGCCGTACTCGCTGCGTTACTGCTATCACTCTTACGCACCATTTCATACAAGCTGCCAATCTTTTCGTCTTGCTTTTCGTTACGCTTTGCATTGTCGATGTAGAGGTAACTAATACCGCAGATACATAAAAATAGCATACCGACAACAGGGTTCTTGCTAAACTCTTTAAATGAAATAGGTAACGGGTTAGCCGATACGTTTACGCTTTTTGCTGCTTTTGCCATATTATTTTCGTTTCCAAAAGAATAAGATTAGCGTAATTATCAATATAAGCGCAATTAGAGCCTTATAAAATTCGCTGAAGGACTTATCCTTAGTTTTAGTTATCTTCGAAATTTGAGTACTTTCTGTGCGATTGAGAGCCATTGAGTCCGTCTTGGTCTGCTTACTATCCGTTTGTTTCTCTTTTGTGCCTCTTGTGTAGGTCTCCGTGTACTTAGGAATAGT